TAAAATTATACCTCTTTCATTTCCTACTAATAGATTATTTCCTGTATTACTTTCAATTCTAGGATTACCTGAATCCCATGTAAATAATTTTGAACGATATGTATCTTCGTGAGTCTTACCAAATATTATACTACCACTAATTACAAAGTCTCCTAAAGAAGAATCTGCTCCTTTATGAGTTACAGTACCATCTCCTTTAACTCTTAGAACTTCTTCAGATCCTTTTGTTTCTATAATAATATCCGCACTATTATCATTAAACCAGTTTCTGATTGTAAGATCTTTTGTAGTACCTCCATAACTCAAACTTGCTGATGCTGCTCCATTCTGTATTCTTATATCTGATTCGTCAAATGTTGCTAGTCCGCCGTTTACTCTAAACTTTTCATTCGTTTCTAATGAACTAGTTCCTATAGCTAAACCTGCCTTTGCAGAATCGTATATTAATCCTGTTGCACCACCAAAATTTGTACTACTAGCTTTATACTGTAATTCGTTATCATTACCTGCTACTTGAGGAGCAGAACCTGTATAAGGGTTAAGGGGTATGTTAACTGAGCTAGCACCCTGTAAGGAACTACCTGTATAGAAAAGACTCAGTTGAGTTAAATCTGAAG